CCCTACGAGGTCTACTACATCAAAGGACAAGACTTTGCAGGTGAAGAACACGAAGTAGACCCAGAAACAATAGGGCAACTAGTATCCTCAGCAACAGAGGAACACCCCGAGATTTGGGAGGGGGACATCATAGAGATTTGCGGAAATGACCCCACATTAGCACAAAGAACCGTTGTTGAATGGCATAAGCCTCAAGCGGGTTTTGCTGTGCTATTGACTAACCCAAGTAACAGAGACAAGGGGTATTGCCTCCTATCTTTGGTCTTCTTAGATTTGCAGGGAGAAGATGCACTTGCGATAAAAGTTATTGGAAATATCCACGACAACCCCGAACTTATCACCGAACCATTTTCGCAACCTCACGAAAAAGCTCAAACAAATTGATTTATGGAAAAAGACAGAGCCACCGAGTATTGGGACAACGAAATAAAGCGCGCAGCGGAGGACACCGCCAAAGCATATATGGAGTTTCTACAAGCCCAAAAAGAAGAGTTTGAAGCCCTCAACAGACAACTCGATGCAGAAGAGAACAACGAAGACGCGGAAACAAAGGAAGAAGCGTGCGAAATCCACAGACAGAAGTCGTTCATCAGCGCGCAAAAGTGGGAAGCTTATTTGATGCTGTCAAAATGGGAATGTATCACCCGAGATGCAGCCGCGTTCTACAAGAAGCGGAAAGCATCGAACGAAGCCTACAAATAAACCCCGATTCTTTCCAACCTTTTCCAAATTGGAAAGAGTTCACAACAACAAGACAATGAAAAAAGAAAAAAGTCCCTTTGTAATCGCGTTATGCATATCGTCTGCTATCGTCTTTGTTGTCGGTATACTTTTGCCCTTTGTGATGATGTTAGTATCCTATTTCAGAGAGCAACCCACCAACACAACGATGCACCAACCCGAACCCATGGATCAATATGCAGACAGCCTAGTTTGCCCCGATTGAAACAAACAAATCCCGAAACAATGAGTATCATTATACCATCCGCAGCACCGCGTAGCAGTACCACCGCGGAAGCCCCCGATATACTAAGCGCAAATCTACGCTACGAGTGCAACTGCACCTACTATTGGCTATTCGTCGGCAACGTATGCTTGACGGCAGCACAAGCCAAAATTTCAAGCGTTCGCAAGCACACGCGGAGATTGCAAGAACTAATCGAAGAAAGCGAAGACGCACAAGAAACGATTCTAGATGCACCTTACACTGGAATAGTCGATGATTTGGTAACTCAACTTTTGAAAGTTCCCGAAATCGTAGAACGCATCGGAATGTTCAACTGGGTATTTCGCGATGTCGCCACCCGAAATTGCGGTGAACACATAGCCCCGACCCTAGCAGCTGCACTTGTCGCGTATAACTTTGGCAGAGTGTTTTTTGAAGAACGCATCCCCCTAGTGCGAAAGCAGCACAGAGAAAAGGAGATGCAGAAAATACTTTTGGACCTCATAGAAACATTATCGGGAAAGCCTTTCAAGTTTTGGGATAATCCAGCAGTAAGACCAGCAGCAGAAGGCATCATCACCTTTGCCGAAAACTACAAACAATAACCCCTAACATCAAATCAAACAATATGGCAACAGCAAACAACATTTGGTACAACGTCAAGACACGTTATATCGGAACAACCGAGGACGGCATTACAAAAGCCATCACCGAAGAGTATCTCACCGCAGCACTCTCCTTCACTGAAGCAGAGAAGAAGACCAGCGAAACCGCACTAGCATACGGACACCGCGAAGAGTTCGACATCATCGCAATGTCACGCACCAAGTTCTCTGAAATCGTTGACGGAGACGAGGAAGCCGACAAGTGGTTCAAGTGCAAAATCAACGCCATCACAATAGACGAGCGCAACGGACGAGAAAAGAAGACCCCCATTTTCTTTTGCGTCAATGCAGGCACCGCACTCGAAGCGCACCACCGCTTAGACGAGCATCTCAAGAAAACGATGATGGACTACACCGTTGAGCAAGTGGACGAAACAAAAATCATCGAAGTGATCAAGTAACCACGACACAAGGGGTGCGGACTATATCACCAATCATTCATTCGCTATAGTTCAAATTCTCAATAGTTCGCACCCCAACTTTTTCTCTCAACCATAAACCCCCGAACGATGAACAATATCTTTACCAACATACGCGCATATTTCGCACGTCTTTCTCACCAATCACAACAAGACACCGCACTACGAGTTCAACAAGCAGCCACCAAAGAGGCGGAACGTGCACTTCAAATTCGAGAGTTTCAAGGTGAACTCTACTTATCCTTCAACAACCGACCCATCCTCCCCTTCAATGGACGAGACAACGAAGAGCAAAAGGAGGCGCAAAACATCGCTGTCGAAGTCCTCAGCATCGCACGCAAAACATATCGGGACTATCTCATTACGCTAGAAAAGAAAACAAGCCTATGAGAGCAAAGAAAAATAAAGTTTGAAACACCAAAAGCAGAATTCTTCAAAAGAATAATCTATTTTACTCTACGAAAACAATAAAAGACAAGTATAAAACAATGAAGAAGTACAGAATGAAGCCCGTAGTTGTTGAGGCAGTTCGATGGAATGGAGATAATTTGATAGAGATACAAGCCTTTGTATCAAATACACCTAAAGAAGAATTGTTGAAAAGAACACTGAATGTAGGTAGTGTTGAGTTTCACAACTGGGAGGCTTACGAAATACATGTTGGACTGCATGGGCTAACAATAAATACGATTGGAGGGAAAATGAAAGCCTCTATTGGAGACTACATTATCAAGGGAGTAAATGGAGATTTCTATCCCTGCAAGCCACGCATTTTCGAGAAGACTTACGAAAAGGAAGAAAAAAAAGTAATACTCGACACTGATAACGCATTAGGAGAAACGACGATAGACTGGGAGCAGCGTAGGTACGAGATTGCGAAAGAGGCTATGGGAGCTTTTATTTCATCACCGAGCTATCAATTCTGGGAGATCAACAAATATTACGAGTCGCAATGTTCTGGTCCAAATTATGTAGCAAAAGACGCGGTGGAGTATGCCGATGCCTTGATAGAAGAGCTTAAAAAGAAGAGTGATAGATTATGAGAGCAAAGAAAAGTTCACTCGGGCGAATAAAGCAAGTCGCCATAGGGATACACGCGAATATGTGGATGGTGTACTTTATTTCGCACGGAAAGAAGATATACTCTTATTACAAAACGGAGCAAGGAGCAAAAGAGCACCTCGAAGACCTTAGAAAAGCGCACGAAAGGGGAGACAAAGATTATATACTTCAAGTTGCGAGAGATGCGCTAAAGGAGGCAGAAAAAGCCAAGTTGCAAAGGGCAAGCAACGCGAGAAGGAAAGCCACGGCAAAAGACAAGATTCTAGCTTGCCGTAAAGAACTGAAAGAATTTACGCACACCCTCCTTCTCCCAATGGAAACACCGCGTGAAAAGTGCGATTACCTCATTCGCACCCTCAAAGAAGCTGACCAATCGCAAATCATTTGCAGTGAAACCCCAATCACCATACTGCCTCATCAAATTATCCTCCTAGGACTGCGAGTGCCCAACGAAGGCGGAGCGTATGTCTACCAAACGGCACTGCGCATCCTCGGGTGGGATAGCACGTTCAAAATCAAGAAAATCACAACAACAAGCACCAAATAGAAAAAAGAATTGACACTTGCGTCAAAAAGATAAGCGTTTAACACTGCATTTCAAGAAATAAATAGTACCTTTGTAATAACAAGAACAAAGCACTCCTGGTGGCATTACGGCTACCTAGGGGTGCTTTTTGTATTTACCATAAAACATACCACTATCAAACACAAAGGTTCAACATCGGAATTCAAAGGCGAGAGGGAGCGCGAACTCTTGGCTGCTTACAAAGCTCAGCTTTCTAAACGACGCCACAAAAGACTAGACTACAGTTTTTGGGAAGCGGTAGCCCAAACACCTGCAACGAGATTTTGGGTTTCTGTCGATAGGGCTGTAGAAGTGATTCGGAAATTATTCAGAGGTGAGAATCCGAACTCAAAGAGCAAGAAAAACATAGAGATGTTCGCAGACCTTTTTCAAGTCGTATTGAAAGAGAAGGAGAAAAATCCAGACGACAAGCTCGCCCTTCTTGTGGAGAGAGCCATCCGAACCCCAGCTCCACAAATGTACATTACGCCAAACTCTGCAAAGATTATCATTAGTAAGATTCGGAAAAGAATAAGGGCTACAGAGTTGCAGCACTTACCACCTTTCTAGTAGCAACCACTTTCTTTGTTTCATTCTTGACGATGCGGGGGAGTTCCATCTCTCGCAAGGCTACCCATAACCCTATTGCACGCGTCATCAGTATGTCATCATGCTTTCCTACTATAGCTCCGAACGAGCCATTTTGTTTTTGTTCATAACACAATAGCTCATCAAGGGCACGACTATCACGCTCAGTCCATAGATGTTCGCGAACGCACGACTGTAAATGAGATATAATTGCGGGCTTTGTTGCAGTGTTGGTGTGGAATCCATATTTCACTGGAGCCCCCTCCCTAATATCTTCAGGGCTTCGCTTTCGTGCATATAAGTTGGGATAGGCATCTTTTACCAAATTCAGAATAAAGCCTGACTGGTCTCCGTCCACACTTCGTTCTCTGTCTTTTGTTTCCAGTGTGTTTGATTCTATCACTAACAACGCATCGTCATACCATTTGGCTATCTGCGCAGCTTTCCACGCCAATAAGTCATGATCTATATGTCCGCGCCATTGTGCTACAACCGATGGACGCTCGCCGTCCAACAGATTTAGCCTATCTATTACCACGACAACCGACCAGTCCGCCTTCGCCCCACGTCCGCCAATATCCACCGCTACGACATACCTATTCTCTATTTTCTCTTCCAAGGAAACATCGGGCTTTGCCCAAACCCAAAGCCCACCCCCAATCTCTTCTGAGAAACGAATATTTGACAACGATTCCTCACCAGACGTGCCACCACCATATATCTCCCCCTTCCACTTCGGAGCTCGACATCCATTGCGGAAAGATTCTACTTGATAACGGTCAAACACGATGCGACCTGAGTGAACAAAGGCTTCTACGTCGTCTGACGGATATTCACTCGCCATCCCTCCGTGGTCGTTATACTTGCTCCGCTCAGAGATATACCAAGCTATCGCAGATAAGGTTGCGCCCTTCTTCCATAGCCACCATAGATATGCGCCAGATTCTTCGCGGTCGCTTGCAGATGTAGTAACATCTTTTCCTCGCAATAGACGCTCAGCAAGTTCCCTCCTTGCCTCTTCGCTTAGTTCTATCGAGTATTGTTCAATGTCAAACCAAGATACAAACACAGCGCGAAACTGACTAAGCCCAGCTTTTGCTGCTTCATATTCTATATGGAAAAAGTTGCCGACACCATTCGCCGTGCTTTCATACACAATCATAGTCAATGCTCGCAGCAATACACCCGAACAAGCCGAACGAACAATGTCCTGTGGCTTCTTTCCAAGCGTTTCCTTCCATAATCCCACCTCAGTTAGATGAACTAAGTTGTAGTCACCACCGCGCGCGCTATCTGGGCTCTCTGCAGTTCCGACCTTTATGTTGCATTGACGCTGTGGAATACGATGTATATTCCCACTCTGCCCGACCCCGACTAGTTTGCTCTCCCTCAAATTATATGCTTCGCCTAATTCGTGCAAGTATCGAGTTGGGTATGCGCTAATCATGCGTTCAAACATACTCTTCACTTCTGTCGAAGAGTTGCTATGGTGACCAACAATTAAACTATTCAAGCCTACACTATGCACCAGCTGAAGCCAAGCCATATAAAGTTGCGTTGCCGTTGAACCACCCCACTGACGAGCCTTAAGCAGTATTACGCGGATAGGAAGACCAGCCAGCCGCATCTCCTCGAACTCAGAGATCAGTTTGCGCTGCGGTAAATTCAATCTGAAGAACACATCATCACCCCCACCCTTGGCTTTAATCTTCGCAAGCAGAGCCGCCCAAAAGGGGAAATCAAACTGCATACGAATACGCACAAAAGCATCTAGCACCTTCTCGCGCTCTACTTCGTTGTTGTCTGCCTTTATGCTTTTAAGGAATGCATCTATTGAACGCGCCTTCTTTAATCTTTTGACTAAAGGAATATCGAGCATCCCAGAGGGAATATACAACAAAGGGAAAGCACAATCAGATAATTCAAACGCGCATCGTTCTCCTATCGAACCTTCACCAGTAATAGGGTTAAAAACAGAAGCGCGCAACGCCATGCGCTGCGCATCTTCTTTCAACAACTCAACAACTTCATCGCGCATAATCCTCTATCTACGCATTGCGCCATCTAGGGTGTTTACAACATTCATATTCGCACCAGCTTGCGCTTGTTGCATCAACTCAGGGGGAAGACCTTGGGGGATTTGTCCCTGCTCCATTTGTGCCTCCTGCTGCTTTAGGCTTTCCAGCAAGTCATCTGCAAATGGGAAATCTCCAGCTTCCAACAACTGAGCCAAGTTAATTTGTCCCGCTCTCCAGATTTCCATTAAGAAATCATTCGCCAATTGACGATATACAGGAGAAGACGTACTCTCTGCTATATTCAAATCAAACTCTACATCTCGAATACGCTCGGGGTCATAGACGATAGCCGTACCACTTTTCCCTACGATGTTGGTAATACGCTTAGTATTGTAAAACTGCTGCATATTCTTGACGTCTTTAATTGCTCCTTCTTTTACAAAAGAACTAAAGCTCTCGAGTAACTCCAACAAAGACGTTGTAGAATTCTGGGTTTGCTGCGCATACAAGCTCGCACTCATACCGCTGAATCCTGGCTTACCTTGCAAAGCTCCATTGACACCAGAAATATCTTCAAAGAATTTCAGTTGCAAATTCAAGACTTCGTTAATACCGATAGCACCAGGACTTATTCCCGTCATCTGCTGCGGCATAGGTGTGCCATTCTTCGTGCGTACCATCAGCACACCATCTGGGCGAGACCATTCGTCAATCATCTCCTCAAAACTCATTTTGCCACCCACAGCTTCTTCTGGCATAATCATCGTGTTCTTTGCGCTATTCTTCATAATCATATCATGAAGCGCAATTAAGCGGTTCACGTAACGCTGCTGATCTACGACATCTCCGACAAACGAATGTATTTCGCCATCAATGAAAGGATAAGCCTTGAACACATAGGGATGCCCTTTATGTTCGTATGGAGTCTCACCTGCTTCAATTATATCCCCAAAGGGAGATAAATAGTAATAGTGCCAAAACTCATCAACGAACCATTCTGCTTCAATAAGAGACACTTCGTCTTTACTCATCCCTGCCTCTGCAGCTTGAACCAGACGAGCCTTATTTTTTTTTCCTACAAGTTCTGCATAGTCGTCTATTTCTATCTTATAGACGTCTCCGTTATTAACATCGTGACAACGATAGCGCGACTTAGTCTCTTTGCGCCAGACTTCAATCACACGACACAAACCACTATCCGATGGAGCGTAAAACGAAAGATTGCCATAGTTACTTTCTCCGAATGTGCTTGCTAGGAATGTTTGCAAAGATGTTCTATCCGATGCACCTACATAAATCTCTCGCAGAGAGTCTACCGCTTTCGGGTCTTGCGCAAACCTAGCACACAAAGAAGGAAAACTCACATCGTGGATTTCCCCTACAATAGAACAGTCCCAACCACGAAAGTCGCGCATGTTGGCATCTATGAAGAAATTGTTCGGTGGAACGGCATCCGTCCAACAATCTTCTTTGTCATTCTTCCAGCCGTAGTACTTTCTCTGAACTACTAAACCACTGATAAGAAATTCTTCCATCGCGCGCCCCAACATTTCATCCATTCGATTTAGCTGCATGTTGTATTGCAACACTCCGCTCATCGTCTCTCCGAGTTTCTGTTCGTCGCGGTCACGTGCGTAGCAAGTAGGTTCCTTGCTTTGGCTGCGCCACACACCAAGCACACTGCGAACAAGACGTCTAATGAGGTTATTTTTCAAAGGAACAGTCCCTTGCTCTTTGAGATATTGTTCCTCCGTCATAGTGCGCCCATCAACACACACCAAGTCTTTCCACTGGTCACCATAGCAATAACGCTTGTTGCGCTCTCTGTCCCTGCGGAATTTATCCATAGCAAGCCAATGTTTTTCCGCCTGCGACAAAATTTCCATTCCCAAATGTTGAGGGTCGGGAAATACAGACATCTTTCGCTTTTCGCGCTTCTCCTTCGTGGGGGCAACGCGCTTTTTATTGAGTAGTATTTGAGGCATAATAATTCGTTTCTACAAATATAGACAACCAATCGAGACTAGCGTACATAAACATTTATCGAAGTCTATCTCTGTGGCGTGGTTCAAATTCTATAGTACAGCCCGTTACATAGTCCTCCGCGCCAAGGTCACATTTCACCCCTACCCTGAAATACTTATAAGGAGTTCCGCTTATACCTCGAATCACCCCATCTGCACTTGCTGCAATCGCAAACCAGTTCCTTAAATCGCGGCTGCCCCACAACATTGTCCGAATTGCACCACGTTCAAAACTACCACGCACAATAAGCGTACGAATAGTTTTCAAAACCTCGCCTGCATTCAATTTCAAAGCGCGAGTAACAAACCACCCACTCACAGTTATTGGAGTAGCCACACCTAATTTATCACCGTTGGGTTTTAACTCCACCCGACTTCCCACACCTGACGCAGGATTGCTTCCATCTGCATTAAGCTGCGGCTTTCCATAATCCAATATCTTTCCCCGCCTATCCATCGCAAGTGCATAAGGATAGAGTTTAATAGGACGCGTTAATTCATGACCGAGGAAAGACCATTGACGAGATGCAAGGCTATAAACATAGGCGTAATTCCCTTCTTCTCCCGATGCAGGCTTAAATACAATGACGCGCTGATTGACATAATCATAGAGGATACGGGCTGTTTTAAGATAGTCCAGCAAGGGTTCAATAGTCGGAAAACTAGGAACAACATCTTCGCTATTTTTTTTCAACAAAGCCTCCAGCTTAGGAAGACTAAACATCCCCCCTCGCTTTCTACTGAATATAGCATCAGAAATGCAAACACAACGAGAACCAGACAACAACATCAACCCACGCTCCGAAACGAACAACACTGCATCATCTATTTGGGTAATAGATTCTGGATTCGTGCACACATCTCGACATACGGGCTGCTTAGAGCTCAAAGCCCCATTACTCAATGTTTGCAAAGCCCACACCCCTTCGGTGGTAAAAGCATACACTGGGAATTGACCATACTGCCCCTCGCTCAATGCGCGAACAGCAGCTGATAATCCTACTATTTCACCACTGCCCAAAGTATTTATCCTTCCTGCTTCAAAGAAAAAAGGGTTGTTCACCTCCGATGTGTACAACTTGTTGGGTAATTCCACAACATCATCCGAATTAGGAATTGTTTTATGTATCGGGGTAAATAGACGTTCGTTCTTGATGGTGCAATCAAACCCTAACCAAGCATAAGAACCATTCAAAAATGGGTGCCCAGACATCTTTACGGACATGGAACAAAACTCAGAACCAAACCTTGAAACGGAGACCTCAGCCTTATAAACATTCCGATTGGGATGATACAAAAAGGGAAGGGGCATTCCGCTAGTAATCTTACCACAATCCACTTCAAATTCATACTCCTTTCCACCCTGACGAATATAGTAGTCGATGTGCATATCATACACTTTATCTACTGCGCCAATAATAGTAGAAAATTCCATATTGCCTCGACGAGACGTGATGGTCGTTGTCTCCAGTGCTTCAAAAGCCCTCTCCCAACCGAAGCCGTGAAATATGCGCTTTTTCAGATTTGAAAGATTAAGTCTTGAATTGAAAGCAAAGCCAACAGAAGGAACTAAAGCATCGTGCGAATCATAATCATCTGTAAGAGTTTCCCTATTTACCAAAGCCTCTAAATATCCCCTAGGAATTTCTATGTCGCGCTCTGTTTGCTTCAGATCAGAAATGGAGAACGATGCTAGATAGTAGTAAGTCGATGTTTGAGAGAGCTGAGCACCAATATATTTTGTATCAAACGTAGGCAACTGCTTACCTACTTTACTAGCATAAGGCGACACTCTTCGGGTATAATAAACTGGATTCGCATCAATCAAAAGCTCGTGAATTAGAGAAGTCGTCTCGCCAAGGCTTTTTTCACCAGTAGGAACATCGCTGTACTTTTGCCCATTTTGGTCAAAGGTATACACACCCTTAGAAATAAAGACATCTACACTCTTTATAATATCTGACCAACGCTCTAGCCCATCAACACCAGTGGCAGACACCAAACACAAACCATGCGTTAAACAAGCCATACTACTGCCATCTTCTGAGATAATAGGCATCACCCCCGAAGTCGTCTGCATTAAAATAGGAGCGGAATGATGAACCAAACTGCCATCATACAGTCGAAGCGCATAGCGCACAAAGAAGGGATAAATGAACCGTCCCTTGCCTACTCCTTCTTCTGCCACCATTTTTACAGCCTCAGCCATTGAGTGATTCAACCCTTCGGGCGCAAGATTCAAAGACACCTTTCGGTAAACCCATTCCCCTTTCAGTCCAAACTTCAACCGCACTTCTGGTAAGTGATTGCCCAATACTTTATAGCCCTCATTTGACCAAAGTAGGTATTCTATGCCTGAACCTTTGAGTACCATCAACACATTACCCACGGCGAGCACCTGCTTAACTTCGTCTGCCGAAACGCCTAAAGGCAAACGCCTCGAACCCACTTGATGCAACTCACTATAGGGAACCCAATACAATCCGCCCCCACTCCATAGTATGAGATTTTTCTGATTGGGCACTTGATGCATAAACAGAATATCATCGTTAGGGCTTAACGACGCTATCTCACTAGGTGGCAAAATAGGGGAAAGACCCGAACCATCGTTGGATAATGACTCAGAGAACAATAGTTCCCCATCTGGGCAAACCAACTCTGGTGGGGTAATAGTATATCCTCGGAATTGAATATCTTGTATCATAACAGAAGAATTTTCTATTCTAGAATCGTCTATATACTTTCGCTAAAGACCAGACACCACCTGCGATGAGTGCTGCGATACCCAAAAGTGGCAAAGGTCCATAGTACCACGGATGGCGCGTGACGAGCTTGCGCGCCTTGTCGGTGCTGTGCTTGGCTTGGTAGATAGTGTCTACTCTGGAGATGCGTAGCGTGTCGTGTCTAATGTGCCACCGCTCGCGCCATCGCTCTTTGATGAGGGTTGCCCCCTCTGTGTAGATACTATCGCGGATGACGATACTATCGCGGTGGTAGATGGTTTGGTGCAAAGTGTCTCGCTGTGTCACTCTCAGCGTGTCGTGCTTGGTGATGGTGCGCGTTATCTCTTTTGAGGTCGTGCAGCTTGCTAGGATGATAGCAAATAAAGCGGTGAGGAAATATCGTATCATTATAGTTATAGATAAAATCGATAGAACTTTGTGCATCTATAATTTGGATGGGAATGGTTTTGTGCGTACTTTTGCAGCGTACATTTATTCGTTGAGCTGCACCTCCTGCAAATTGTCCACCTTCCGCTGCTCCGCGAAAGAATAAAGCCCGATGCCCTACTGCAAAGGGCTTTTCTTCTGCACTTACGGACAATTGGTGTGGAAGATTAGAGCTGTTTCTAACGTTGGAATCAGCAAAAAGAAAGGAGGTGTAGCTTTAATGCAAACGAATGAATGTACATCTGCTGGCAAACGTTTAGTGTTTACACGTTTCATTACAACGAAAAGTGGTAAGCGTGTCTACAAAAAAGATGGAGGGGTCTTTGTCTTTGAAGTAGACGACTAACCAAGTTTGTTAGCACTTCCAAGGAACGCGGTAGGGCGTTCCTTTTTCTTTACCTACACGTCCTTTTCATATACAACTTCCACGCCATACTCTTGCGCAGCTTTCCATTCTACACGACAACCGCGTGCATCCTCCCACCCATTGCAGAAGTAAGCAATGCTCGCTTTCGCAAGATACTTGATACTCTCTCCTAGGTAGAGCAGTGGCTTGTTAGGAGCATTTGACTTCTCAAACTCGTCTGCAAAGTACGTTTCTAGCACTTCGTAGCCGTGTTCAGTGAGATACTTCACAGCCTTTTCACGTGCTGCCGTGATTTGTTCGCTGGTAAGTCCGCGCATTGGCTGACTGATAAATCCATATTTCTTCATTGTCTTGTTGTTTTATGTTACACAATCGTCACCGTTATCTCCTCTCCCTTCTTTTGCGCTTCGTGCATCATCTTGTAGAGTTTTTCAAAGGTCGCGCGACTATTTAAGACGGTTCCAATCTGCTTATTTTCCCCTACTAGGATGCAGCCGTGCGTGTCTGCTGCCGTGTTGCCTGCGTGGATAAGCACACCAGCAAAACCCTTCACACCTACAAGGCGCGGTAACTTGCCACCGCATACTTTTTGGTAGTAAGTTTGGCGCCCAAATCGGGGGCTTACGCTGTCCATGTCCACG